TGTACAAGCAGAGGCTCGCAGGCGCATTCAACCTCGAAGATCTTCTGGACGACGACCTGATAGACTTAGAGTTCGAGGCCTGACGCCGAAAAGATTTAGGTACTTTTAGAGGGTACGGATCATAAGCGGGTTCGTCGACCCCTGAATTTGCCTAGTTTTGGAATAAAAAAATCCATTTCCGATTTTAGCAGGAGGCTCCTATATGGCTCAGGTGAAGCTCTATAAAAGGAAAATCATCGCGGAAATACTGGAACTCTCCGACAAGCGCGTGAAGCAGCTCACCGACGACGGTATTATTGAGGAATATTCGCCGGGAAACTACAAGCTGCTCCCGGCGGTGCAGGGCTACATCCGCTTTTTGCGGTCCCAGATTTCCGACGAGGATGTGACTTCAAACTACAACATGGAAAAGGCGCGGTTGACGCGCTTGAAGAGACAGGACGCGGAACTGGATCTGCAGGTCAAAATGAACGATCTACACAAATCAGCCGATGTGGAGTTTATCATGACGAACATGCTGATCGCGTTCAAGGCAAAGCTGGAAGTCCTGCCATATAAAGTGCTGCCCTCTGTGTTGAACGTCCCGGATGGCGAGGGCAGGGCTGACACTATTACAGCGGTTCTTAAGGCGGCAGTCGAGGAAGCTCTCAACGAATTATCGGGATATGACCCGGCGCTCTTTGACGAGGAGAAGTACCTCGCACGTCTGGATGATACGCGAACAGACGAGGCGGTGGAATGATTGGAAATTCAACCGAACACCGCCACTTTGTTCCGCCGAATATTCCGCAGACTGCGACCCTCGGAGAATCTGACGGTAGCGGAATGGGCTGACAAATATAGGCGCCTCCCTGCGGAAAGCAGCGCCGAACCCGGGATATGGCAGACATCGCGCACTCCATACCTAAGGAAACCAATGGAGTGCATTTCGGATCCGAAAGTCCGGGAAGTCGTATTGATGACCGCTGCCCAGCTCGGAAAATCTGAGATAATACTGAATTCTATGGGGTACTATTCGCACATAGACCCCTCTTCTATCCTGCTTGTGCAGCCAACGGTCCTCGCGGGAAAGGACTTTTCCAAAGAGCGTATAGCTCCGACAATCAGGGACACGCCTGTTCTGTCTACAACAATCGGGGTCGAGAAAACAAGAGACGCAAAGAATACCCTCCAAAAGAAATTCTTTCCTGGCGGGTATATCGCTATCGTCGGTGCAAACTCGCCGGTCGGACTGGCGTCGCGCCCGATCAAAATATTGTTATGCGACGAGATCGACCGATGGCCTGAGAGTGCAAAAAAAGAAGGTGACCCTCTCACGATTGTTGAGAAGAGGACGACCACGTTCCCGTTCAACAAAAAGATTGTTAAAGTGTCTACCCCCACAATCGACGGCTTGAGCCGTATCCAGCATGAGTTCAAGCAAGGCACAATGGAGAAATGGAAACTCCCGTGTCCGTCATGCGGCGCATATCACGAGCTGCTGTGGGCCAACATCAAGTTTGACCACATGAGGGATAAGGAAACAGGGCTGCTTGATGAAAAGCTGGGTGAAGTGCTCTGCGAATGCCCGTCATGCGGAAGTCTTGCCAATGAAATCGCATGGAAGAGTGGTCGTGGGGAATGGTTCCCCGAAAACGAGAGCGCCACGGTAAAGAGCTTTCACCTGAGCGGCTTAGTCAGCCCGTGGAAATCATGGGCTGAAATAGTTGGCGCGTTCCTGTCGTCAAAAGACGATACCGAAATGCTCAAGGTCTGGGTGAATACCGAACTCGGCGAAACGTGGATCGAGGACGGCGAGTCTGTAGACTTCGGCGAGCTTTATGAGCGCAGGGCCGAATACGCCGCAGATGTTCCAGAAGGTGTGCTGGTCCTGACATGCGGCGTGGACGTGCAGGACGACAGGCTTGAAATGGAAGTCGTCGGATGGGGCGAAAACAAGGTGAGCTGGGGCATTGAGTACAAGGTTATCTTCGGAAACACCCTGCTTGCGGAGACATGGGAGAGGCTTGACCAGCACCTCGCAAAAATCTATGCCTGCGAGGATGGCTCCAAGACGCGTATCATGCGTACCTGCATCGACAGCGGCGACGGCGACAGGTCAATGGAAGTCTACAAGTTCTGTAAGCCGCGCGAGAATAACGGGGTGTTCGCGATCAAAGGCAAGGGCGGCTCCGGGATGAACATCGTACACACGTTCTCAAAGACTAAAAAAGTTAAAAATACCCTGTTCACTATTGCCGTCAACACGGCAAAGGCGGTCCTATATACGCGCTTAGCACAGAGAGACACCACAAAATCAGGGTATTGCCACTTCCCCATCGACACTGAGGAATCGCGGCGCGGCTATGACGAGAAGTACTTCGAGGGGCTGACGTCGGAAATCAAAGTCACAAAGATGGTGAAAGGCCGCCCGAAAACAGAGTGGGTGCTTAAAACAGGCGTGAGGAACGAGCCTCTTGACTGTAGGGTATATAACATTGCAGCCCTCGAGATATTGAACCCGAATTTTGAGGAGCTGAAAAAGCGCAGGGGCATGAAACAACAACCTACACGCAAAAAACGCCGTGGTACGGTAAGCAAGGGGGTAGGAGATTGATGGAATACGATAAAGACCGGGCAGAGAAAATCGCTACAGCCCGTAAGATGGTACAGCAATGGATAGAGGCTGAACAGGTCGTCATGACCGGACAGGAATACAGGATAGAAGGCTCGCGGAGTTTGAAGCGTCCTGACCTGCGGATGATTGGCGAACGTATAAAATACTGGCAAGACGAACTGGCGAGGCTTGAGGGCAGGCACCGGATTAGAGTGCGGCAAGTCATCCCCAGAGATGTATAGGAGTGCGACGATATGAGCAAAACACAAACGAACGCCAGACGGCCTTCAGCATTCAATAGGGTTATTGCCGGGATCGCACCGCAGACGGCGCTGAAACGCGAGGTAGCAAGACAGCGCCTGGAGATCATAAACTCCGGTTACTCGCACCATGGGGCAAACACCTCAAAAAAGTCGATGCGGGGATGGATTAGCGAGAGTTATTCACCAAAAGAAGACATCAACGGAAACCTTGACATATTACGCACCAGATCCCGCGACCTGTACATGGGTGGCGGGAATATTGCGACAGGCGCAATTAAGACTACGCGAACAAACGTAATCGGCTCCGGGCTGATGCTCAAGCCCTCGATCGACAGCGATTTCCTGAAAATGGACGACAACGAAGCCGAAAAATGGGAACAAACAGTGCTGCGTGAGTTCGAGTACTTCGCGACGTCAGTCAACAGCGACAGGTTCCGGCTCAACAATTTTTACGAGAACCAGCAGCTTGCATTCTTAAGTGCGCTGCTGTCCGGTGATGTCTTTGTCCTTTTACCTTACAAGAAACGGCAGGGCTTCTTATATGACCTGCGCATTCAACTTATTGAAGGTGACAGGATCAGAACGCCCGAACACCTCATTGCCGATCCTGATATTAGCCAGGGCGTGGAAGTAAAGGACGGGGAAATAACAGCTTATTACATTTCTGACCGCTACCCTTACGAAAACTATCTGGGCGGGTACACGCGGGTAAAGGCTTTTGGATCGAGGACGGGACGACAAAACATCCTGCATATTATGGATTCCGAACGACCCGGACAAACAAGGGGTGTACCGATCCTTGCACCTGTCATAGAGAGTCTGAGGCAACTTGGCAACTATACCACCGCAGAACTGACCGCCGCCGTCGTTGGCGGTCTTTTTACAGTATTCGTTACCTCGGAAGAGCCAGAAGTAGAGCTTGGTGAGGGAATCCCGCCTGATGACCGGCTCGAACCTGAAAACGAGTATTCATATGAACTCGGCAACGGCTCAGTCGTGCAGCTCGGAGTTGGAGAAAAAATCGAGACCGCCGCGCCCGGCCGGCCCAACGTAGCGTTTGACGGTTTTGTAAACGCCGTTCTTCGACAAATAGGGTCCGCCCTTGAAATCCCCTATGAACTATTGATAAAGCATTTCAGCGCATCATACAGCGCCAGCCGTGCCGCTCTCCTTGAGGCGTGGAAAATGTTCCGCATGCGGCGCAAGTGGTTTGCTAACGACTTCTGTCAACCTGTATATGAGGAATGGTTGACGGAGGCGGTCGCGATTGGGCGTATCTACGCGCCCGGATTCTTTAATGACCCCATCATTAAGGCTGCGTATTGCAAAGCGGAGTGGCACGGCCCGTCACAAGGACAGATCGACCCGCTCCGGGAAGTGAATGCCGCCATTAAGCGTATAGACGCGACACTCAGCACGAGAGAGCGCGAAGCAGCCGAGATGACCGGGACCGACTACAGCGTAAACCACAGACAACGTGTAAAGGAGGAGACTATGCGCAGAGAGCTTACTAACATCACCGGGAATGAGGGAGGAGGTGAGGATTAAATGGAATTCTGGAAATTTGAAAACGCAGTCGATGGTAGCAACGAGGCGACCCTGTACATCTACGGGGATATCGTGACGTATGACCTCGGCAATTGGAACTTTCCTGACGACGTGGTACCTAATAAGTTCAAAGATGAACTCAAGGCGCTCGGTGCCGTAGATACGATACACGTCCGGATCAATAGCGGCGGCGGCAGCGTTTTTGGAGCTTACGCAATCATGAACCTGTTAAAAAGCCACAGCGCGAAAATCATAACCTATAATGACGCGATTGCGGCCAGCGCCGCTACGATAATCGCCATGGCAGGCGACAAGGTTGTATCCGCGCTCGGCTCGATTTGGATGGTACATCTTCCGTCTGTTGTTCTTTGGGCCCGTCTGGATGTCAACGACCTAAAAAAGCTTGAGAACCGGCTCAAGACCATAGGCGCGAACATGGTGGAAATATACCACCACCGCACGGGCATCGACAAAGCGGAGCTCGAGAAGATGCTTGAGAATGAGACTTGGATGACCGGCGCCGAGGCGAAAGAAAAAGGGTTCGTTGATGAGGTGACGGATTTGGAAGTCGAGGCTGTCATGAATACGGACAACTTGACCGCAACTTTCAACGGGCTCAGCGTAAGCCTCGAGAGCGTCGTGAACCGAGCCGCACTCGTAGCCATGTTATCACCTGCGAAACCCGGCGCAAGCAAAGGAGAGGCCGTTGCAACAGTTCCCGGCATACCTCCGGCGCTAGCGCCTGTAACAATTACCAATCATCAAATACATGAGGAGGACATCATGAACGTAGACGAATTAAAAGCGAAATATCCAGACATCTTTAAGGCAGTTTTTGAAGCGGGAGTAGCTAAGGGCTTTGCTGATGGCGAAGAAAAAGGCTTAGCTGACGGAATTGCCCAGGGTACTGCTGCCGAACGCGAGCGCATCAAGGAGATTGACGCAATGGCACTTCCCGGCATGGAAGACCTGACAAACAAAGCGAAGTACGAGAGCTTTATCTCGGCAAAGGACTATGCCGTGGATATCGTTCTGAATCAGAAACAGAAGGGCGCCGTATACATGAAAGACGCTCAAGCCGACGCAGAAGACGCAGGTAAAGTTCCTGCTGGCGGCGCACCGCAGAACAACGATGAGCAAGAAGAAAAAGCCCTTTTAGCGCATACCGCTGAAAGAGCAAAAACATTACGGTAGAGGAGGATACAAGAATGTCAGAGTTAGGGCGTAATGAGCGGGATGGCCTGATTGCCGGCGACTATCCCACAGAATCCCAGGAGATCACAATAACCGGTCCGGCAAAGTTCAAGCGCGGAGATGTCATATCCCAGAAGGACGGTAAGTATGCGCTCGTGGATTCAGAAGGCACGGGCGGTGCGGAACTTGCGATTGGAATCATCTGCGACGACATCACCGTTGGAGATGGCGAATCCGTCAGGACGACCATGTACGTCAAAGGCGAGTTTTCCCAGAGATTCCTTCAGTTTGGCGGCGTCGACACGGCAAACAACCACCTGCGGCGTATGACAGAAATCGGGCTGTTAATCAGGCCCACACGAGTATAGGAGGACAAATAAATGCCAGTAGATATCTATAGCCCCAGGTATATGATCCAGATGGTCGAGCAGTTGCCCCCGCTGCGGACGTTCCTCAAGGATACGTTCTTTAACAGGGTGCAGACATTTCCGACAGAAACGGTCGATTTCGACGTTAAAAAGGGTGGCATGTCGATGGCGCCTTTCGTACATCCGCGCATTGGCTCCACCGTGCTCGACAGGCAGGGCTACAAAACTATGACCTATAAGCCGCCCCTCGTCGCGCCGAAAAGGGTGCTGACAACGGACGACCTTGACGTCAGACTGCCTGGAGAAGCGCTTTACAATGGGTATCATCCCGACCAGAGGAAAGCTGAGTTACTTCAAGACGACCTTATGGAAATGGACCGCGCTATCACTCGCAGAGAAGAGTGGATGGCAGCGATGGCACTGTTTAACGCGGAGATTCCTGTTATCGGAGAGGGCATAGACGAACTCATTGTTTTCGATTTCGATAACATAATTGTCGTAGATTCGTCAAAGCTCTGGGACGATCACAGCACGTCACGGCCTATGGAAGACCTGAACGACGCTGCTGACCTTGTTGGCAAGTCCGGATACTCGGCGAATATAGCCATTGGCGACCCTGAGTCGATAAGGAACCTTGTTCGGAACAAAGAAGTCAAAGAGCTTCTTGACATCAAGAACTACAGCATGGGTCTGATTGCGCCAGAGGTTCTCGAAAACGGCGCCACATACTACGGGTTCCTGCCCGAGTGTAACCTACACATCTATTCGTATAATGCGTTCTTTGCGGATAACGATAACCCGAATCCTGACTTCCCCGATGTAAGGCCGGAGGACAAAGGGTTCGTGCCTAAGGTATACCCGATGGTACCGCGCGGCAAGGTCTTTGTCGGACCGACAAAACTTCCTGCAAAGATGTTGTATGGTGTCATCAAAGATCTGCAGATCGGCAGCTTCATGAAATCAAGGGTGCCCAAGCAGTGGGATCAGCAGGAGCCGTCAGAAAAGTACGTCAAGGTATCCTCGCGCCCGTTGCCCTGCCCGCAGGATCTGGACACTTGGGCCGTACTCGAAGTGTTATAGGAGGAGCGTCATGATCCAATATCTCGCAATCAAGAAAGTGACGCTACGGGCTAACGGTAAGGAGTTCCGAAAAGACGCGGTTATTACTGCCGATGATGTAGGCCAAGACAACATAAAGCGTTACATCGCCAGAGGGTATGTTAAGCCTATCGGAACAAGGGATCAGGACGTGGTTCTGACCGGAGAGGTGTTCTTGACGCCTGATGAAGTTGCAACGCTTGAGCGCAAGCAACTTGTCGAGTATGCTAAGAACATCGGCTTTACCGACTTCAAGTCAAGCATTAAAACTCCGGCGCTGGTCAAGCTTGTAAACGAGTTCATTGAGGGGCTGGAGGAAGGCGAAATCGACGACGACGATAGCGGGGACGATGGCGAGGATTTGTGATGGCTGCAATGAGAATATCAAAGCCTGAGGGCTTCAAAGCAGCCATACTCTCTGAGAATAAAGACGTCTTTCTCAACACGTCCGAATACGGCGAGCTGCGCACCATCAAGTACGACGGCGAGGAGTATGTTGATATCCCAATCGTAATAACTGGATACAAAGGGCAGGACAGGGAACGCAACGTAGTACAATCCGGCAGGCGCGACCAAGCGCAAGGGCTGTACAAGGTTACTTCCCTGCTCAACTGCGACATCTCCGACCTCGGCGGCAAACAGCCGGAAAATGGGCAGCGTATCAAGATAAACAAACAGGAAGGCGGCGGCGGGTTCTTCAGGGAGTTCTACGTCGTCTCCTCTGTTTGTGAAATGGGTATGCTGAACGTAGAACTGGGGGAGATCGACGAATGAGCGTCCGACTCGAAGAGATAGGCGAAATCAAGCTCGAAAGGCTTAACAAAATACTGGCAGGGGTTCCCGGAGGCGTCTACAAAGCCTCCTATGCTGCGCTGAAACGTGCCGGCGACACGGCGAAATCACGCGCCGGGCAATTTGCAGCTGAAGAGTACACGATCAGCAAAGGCGCCTTTATGAAGAATGTCCGAGTATCGACTGATATCAGGAGCCAGGGTGGAAGCCTTGTGTCTCTTAATATCCGGTATGCCGGGACTGTTCTCCCCCTTTTGGAGTTTGCTACTCGGTATTCGCGCGGCGGCAGAATCACGACACAGGTCAAGCGAAACGGAGGCGCGTCGACACTGGAACACGCATTCGCCGAGCGCGTGTATGGCCCAATCGCGGTATTTGAGCGCTTAGGTAAAGCACGCTTCCCGGTCGAGCAAAAGTTCGGTCCATCGACCGCCCACATGATGCAAAATGAAGAGGTAGTCAGGAAGATGGACGACACGATCCGTGAGACGTTTGAAAAGCGGGTCGAGCATGAGATTACGAGAGTACTAAACGGATGGGGAGGATCCAAATGACCAAAGTTGATTTTCTCGAGTCGCTTAAGGTGTTCACAAGAGCGGCGACACAAGATATCCTCCTACCTGTCCGGATGCAGGAAGACGATGAGGAAGAGCCGGCGCCACGGGCAGCAGACATCTACCTCATGCGTGTAAAGAAAAGCTCCGCAGCGCACAAAGCGGCGCCGTACATTATGCATCAGATTATCACAGGCAAAGACACACAGCCTGAAGGCGGCCGCGCATCAGGTTTAGCGGTAGTGCGTTCTATATTCTGCGTGTATGATGAGGATGAAGAGGCCGGGGGGCTTGCGCTTCTGGGTCTTATCGAGCGCCTGAGAATTGAGCTGCTCAAAACAAGGATTCTATCAAAACAATTCTCGCTCATATCTGACGGCGACGGGTTGGAAACATTGATATATCCGGACGACACCGCACCATATTATGCCGGGGAAATGATCGGCACATGGCAGTTGCCCGGCGTGGAAAGAGAGGTACCATTTATCCATGGCTAAAAATACACCGAAAACCGA